CTCATGAAGACGACGACCTAGGCAACGAGCTTCCCGATGACCTTCTTGACCCAAAGGACCGTAAAGGCGACGAAATCGTTGATAAGAAAGTTGATACAACTCCTGTAAAGAAGGAGGACAAACAGCTTTCCGAAGGTAAGTTGAAGGATGCTGACGAAGACATTTGGGACCCAAAGATTTTTCTTAAGCAGGATCGTGCTGGCAATCTGATCAATTCGAAAGGTCAGATCGTTGCAAAGGCAGGGAAGGAACGTTCGTTCTTTGAGGCTGCTAAGAAGCGTGTGATGAATATCGATGCTCAAGCAATTAAAATGGCCACGTCGATGAACCAGATTGCTGCTGCTGCGAAGGAGCTTCATGGTCGATATAAGACCCTTGAAACCCAAAAGGGCATGTTTGAGCAAGCTGGTCTTTCGTTCGATGAGCAGAAACAAGCCCTTGACGTAGCTATGGAGTTCCGAAAGAACCCCGTTGACGGCATTAAGAAGATGTTGACAATGGCCGCAATGGCCGGAGTTGATTTGAAGACGCTAGGAGTGAACAGCGGAATTGATGCGCGGACCATCGCAGAAGAGGTCAAGAAGTCAGTTGCTGAACAACTCAAGCCCGTTACCGAAAGAGAGACCGCGACTACGCGTGATCGTGAAGCACTTGAAGAAGCACAAGCACAGTCCACGAAATTCTTCACCGATAATCCCGATGCAAGGGATGCGGCGAATGAGATGGGACATAAGCCGTTCGCTGACATGATCTTTGGGGCAAAACAAAAATTCCCCGATATGACACTGAACGAAATCTGGCTTCGTATCAAGTTAGCTGCCGCGACTAAGGGTCCTGCACCGAAGCAGGAACAAAATGGTCGTCGTCCTACAGAAGCTGTAGAGGAACGTGGTTCCCGACGCCGTCCTGCACCAACCGGTCGTGAGAGTTTCGCAGACATTGGACAATCCGTGTTGCGAGACTTGAACTCAACTCTCAATAGGTAAATCATGGCAAAACCCGAAAATCTCCTACACGCGATGGCTACTCGAAGCCGCAAGAAGATGATTATGGCAGCGGTTCTTCCCGGTGGCATCTTCACGTACTTTGCGGCCAAGGGCCGGATCAAGATGGAGGATGGTGGTCCAAATATTTCCAATCCTCTGCTTGTTGGTTCGAACCCCAACGTTACGACTGCGACGTACTATGATACAGTTCCTGTAGATCAGACCAATGAACTGACGACTGTCAGCTATGACATGACGCGGTTGGTTGGTACGCTGATCATGTCGGAACAGGAAGCTGACGAAAACCAAGGTGATGCGGTTATCGTCAAAATCCTGACTGCCAAGCTCGAAGCTCTGGAACATGCGTTCAAGAAGACGCAGCGTCGTTACGCAGCCAGCCTCAATACTGGTTCTGATCCGCTTGGTCTGCCGAACCTGCTCCCCTCCGATCCGTCGTCGGGCACGTTAGGTAACGTCAACCTCGCGAACGAGCCGATGTTCCGGCCTTCGTCCTATGACTTCAACGGTGGGCTGAATATCAGCAACATCGAAGAGGCATTTGACGATATCCTGCTCGACCTGACGCATGATGGGGAAGCTCCTACGGTCATCTTTGTTGGCCGGAATATCTTCCGCATACACCGTGGTGCTGCTCGTGACAAGGTGCAGATCAGCCTCAGCGAAACCGGTTATGGTAAGCAGCTGATCAATCTCGGGATCAAGGGGACTACTCATCAGGGTATTCCTATGATCTACGACGAGATGTTGCCTCCGGACGATTTCTACTTCGTCAATGAAAACTTCATGAACCTCCACATTCTGAAGTCGGCGAATATGAAGGTTAAGGAACTTTCTTCGCCGTGGAACATGGATGCTATGGGTCGTCGGTATATCATGGAGTACCAGCTGGCCTCGTGGAACAACTATCGTACCCATGCGTATGGCACCAACAGTTAAAACAGGAGTTGTAACAAATGGGTGTAGGTACTGATCTGAAAGGGCCACGATTGGAGTTCGTGGTCCGCAAAATCCCCGGCTCTGTAGCTCGGCAGATTGCGTCGTTCGATGATATCGAGAACAAGATCGTTCCGATTGATAAGACGCAGCCTGCGGGTTTCATGGTGTTCCTTCCCAATGGTCATTCTTACCGGATGTCTCAGAAGGAACTGGACAAGCGTGGGTTCAACCGTACTCCGAATATCCTTGGCTTTGCTGAGGCAAATGATACGAACACGGCAGCGGGACGATTTAAGCTCGCTGCTACGGATGCTGAACGCAAGAAGGCTTACGGCGAGATGGAAGCCGAAGTTGTTAAGGCATCCATGAACCGAGCCGGGACCATGGCCAACATGATTACCGGTTATGATCCAACTCCTGTAAAGGAAGAGAAGGCTGCATAATGGCTCAGGCACAGCGGAAATTCCTGCAAGACTACAACTACTATGTGCCGGGTATGCAGGCCGGTGGTGATCTAGGTCAAGCACTCAACGGCCGTTTCCCCTTTGGGGCTCTTACGGTTGCTGATCCTGATGGTATCCTCTCACTTCAGTCCATTGCGGCTGCTGCTGGGACTTCGCAGACGACGTTTGCTGGTACGTACAATGTTGATACGATGAGCTCTTATGGCCGTAACCTCACGGTTATTGCTTCGGGTGCTGCAACGAGCAACGTTACCGTCATTGGCCGAGATTACCTCGGTCAGAAGATGCGTGAAAGCTTTACTCTCAACGGTGCAAACTCCGTTGTCGGTGTGAAGGCTTTCAAGTACGTCGATCAGGTAAACTTCACGAACACCGCTGCGACGACTGTTGACGTTGGTTGGGGTACGAAGTTCGGTCTTCCGTATACTACTATGGCAGTTGCTCGTGAGTATGTGGACAACGTTGTGGGCGCTGCTGGTACGTTTACAGCACCTGTATTCACCGATCCTCAGACGTTGACGACCGGTGATCCACGAGGGCTTTACGTGCCGACGACAACACCAAACGGTGTGAAGAAGTTCGAACTTGAGCTTGAGTTTACGAACTTCATCAACGCTGCGAATAACGGTGGTTTGCACGGTATCAAGCACTTCAATACATAATCGACCTTCGGGGGGTGGGCCAAGTGCTCATCCCCTTTTTTGTATCTTGAGGAATGATAAAATGGCATTCAGGACTTTACAGCAAATCGTCAACAATGTGATCACAGAACTTGGCCTTGTTGCGGGGTCGGCTGTGCAGTTGTATACGGAACCACAATGTGTATTAGCGGTTAACCGTATGTTCGATTATCTCATGGACAAGCAGCAGTGGGATCATCTGTGGACGTGGGAACGGTATGCTCTTGATGGTGTTACAGGAACTGTAGTTGGTGGAATGGAAACGATTAGGGATGCTGGAGATATTGGCCAAATCCGTTCATTGACTGGACATCGGGATATTACACGAAGCATTGGGACGCAGCACCTTGATGCTCAAGGAACGGATGCAGTGTATTATTCTGTGCTCGCATGGAACCATCCTCAAGCAGCCGGGCTCGTACAGTTCTGGCCACCGACTGCTACAGGAGTTGTAGACGTTTATGCTTTGCACCGTCCTGAAACTTTTGTAGGGGGCACTGATGTTGTCCCTTTTAATCCCTTAGTGATTGAACTCGCTGCTGCTTGGTATGTTCTTCAAGGTGATGGGCTCAATGCTGCCAATGCAGAAAAGGTGAAGATCATGTTCGATCTTGCCTATCAGAATTATGCGTCGAAGCTCAACGCCTTTGAGATTGGTCATGGAGTAGGATATCAGAATGGTCAATTCAGCGTTCGGCAATAGTAAGTTTACGACGCGGGCTCCGCAACTAACACCTGCAACGATCAGTGACTTCTCTGGTGGTTTGAACGTCGTTGATAACGATGTCACGATGAAAACGAAGTACGCGACCGTGTTGGAAAACACTGAGCGTGACGTTGATGGATCGATGAGTGTCCGCTTCGGATGCGCTCGGAAGTATAACATTTCAGGCGTTGTAACAGGGAACATTGTTGATCTGGAATACTTTCGTGGAGCGTTGGTTGTTGTTACAACTACTGGCCAGATTGCTTACGTTACAGAAGCTGGAGCGGTCACGAAGATTTGGGATGATACGATTGCTGCTGCGTTGCCCGGTGCTCCAGATGGTTGGAACGTCGGGTTTACGTCTATCAGCTTTCACGAGTTCAAAGGTTCGATGCTTGTGCATAACGGAGTGGACAAGCCCCTGATCATCAACAAGATTTTCGAGGTCGAATACCTCAACGATCCTGC